GTTCATTGGTGGTGGTGGCATCATCATTCCACCCATCAGACTGGAAATGTCAATACCTGGACCTTGCATTTCGTACTGACCAGTACCCCCAACTGGTGCCGCATCAGCTGGTCCAGATGGCGCTCTGGCAGTGTTTTGAACCGCTGCCATCATATTTTTGACGAGATCTGGGTTTTGCTTCAAGACATCATTCATATTTGGAAGGGCAGTCTTAAACATTGAGTTTGTCAAGTGGAACATCATAGCAGAACCACCCAACATCATAATAAGCTTGACTTCTGGGGCGACATTGACCTTGCTTCTGTACTTTACGTACAATTCTTCAAAGACGCCATCATAGTCATCCACATTTTCCATCACGGATTCGGACCAACCTTCAAGTTGAATCTCAAAGGGGTTGTAGCGTTTGTTCAAGAATTCAAGACCTGTCACACAGGCGATAAGCATACGCCGAGAGAAGCGGATTGACTGTTCAACATCAATACTGTAAGTAATTCGCTTTACTTCCGTTCTCAGTTCATCTACACTGGAATAAGCGTTAAGTCTCTTATTGACAGCGAAGCCCTTTTTTTCAAGACGTCCCAACTTGTTAAGAAGATCACTCTTTTCTTCATCAACGGAGCTGTATCCCTTTGAAGGCATTTCACTTCTTTCCATGTTACCTGGTCCATCATCGGCATCATCAAAAAACATTGGTTCATCTTCACCGTAATCAATTTCTTCATCCATTTGCGTTTGTTGCGGGGCACTTTGTTTGTTTGGATTCACAAAAGCGTCCATCGCTTCTTGGTGTTGCATTGGCGGAGGTGTTCGGTACGACGATTGTGGGGCTGGGCGTTTCACAGGCTGGGGTCGAGAAGAGGAAATTTCAATTTCATCCATCAGGGCCTGTTCGTCAGCGTCCAACTTCATCACAGTAGCACTTCCACGATCTAAGACAATTTCTTCGTCCATCTACTCTCTATATGGAAACTATTAAATAACCTTTAACGCACTTTAGAAAAAATTATGTACCTAATATATAAATGATTAACCTCAACCGAGCGAACCGAAATGCCATCATGTCCATCGTCGCATTGATTGTGGTGATCTTCTTGCTTGGAGCAATGAAGAACACAAGCAGATACCAGCCCAGACCAATCACTATCACGTCTGTCAGTGAAGATTCCATCTTCAACTTGCAACACAAGTTGGAATGCGCCCCTGGTCACACCAGCCAAGGTAGCACTTACACCAAGAGCTTGACTCCAGGTGGTGTTTGTGGCGCCGAAAAGCTTGTCGCTGATCAAGCGGGTTATAGCATTGAGGAAGGAATCGGTGGATCTTTAATCTAAGCTAATACTAAATGGCTCTGATCACTTCGCCCACGGATATTCCAAATCTTGACTACGAGTATCACACAATTACCATAGATTCTGTGGGTCAAGACAGTGCGAACACTTTTACTTGCCATCTTCAGCAACCCCTTAAAAATGTTGTCCAGGCTAGACTTTTGGCTGCCCACATTCATTCAAATGCTGTGACAGAACACTGTTATGTATCAATTGAAGAACTCAACTCAATTTTTAATGACAGAGCTTCAAATGTTTTAACATCTGAGCAATCTCATTTGAGTGTTTTGAGAAATTCATTCGCATCTATCATTACTGATACAACAAGTCACGCACACAGCGTTGGTGATACTCTTATCAATTTTAAGGATAACTATCCAATCGTAACTCAATATATAAACCCAATCCGTCGCATTGATAGATTTACAGTAAAACTTTTAAATCAAGATGGTGTGACAATCAAAAATTCAACAGATAGCGGTGCCAATTATTTGGTTATTAGATTTGTGTGTAGAAAACCAAACTTGTAATTTTCTCCCCTTAAAGTAGTAATATAAGCATGTCTCCGGGTATTGTTCAACTAGTAGCAATTGGTGCTCAGGATGAGTACATTATGGGCAATCCAGAGATATCGTTTTTTAATTCTACATTTAAAAGACACTCTAATTTTTCACAATCCGTTGAAAAACAAACAATACGCGGAGATGTGAAAAATAATTCAATGTCAAGTGTCCAAATTGAAAAATCTGGTGATTTACTTGGATACATTTATATGACTATCGATGATACAACACAAGCATTAGATACTTCTCGATGGGATCGCATAATTGATAAAGTTGAGCTTCTTATTGGAGGTTGTGTGATTGATGCACAAGATTCAATTTTTACCGAAAAAATTGCAATCGATACCTTTGCTCAAAATGTATCAAGAAGTGCTATTGGTCCTCACTCAGGTTTAACAAATAGATCATACTTTTACCCTCTTCGCTTTTTCTTTTGTGAAGGTCCTCAATGTGCTTTACCACTTGTGGCACTTAACTATCACAATGTAGAACTCCGAATTTATTGGGGAACACAAGCTTCAAATTACAATGTGGAAATGTATGCAAACTACTACTATTTAGACAATGAAGAAAGAGGTAACATTGCCTTGAGAAAGCATGACCTTCTTATCACACAAGTTCAAAAAAATATTGCATCTAACGAAAAAACACAAGATTTGACTTTTAATCACCCAGTTAAATACATAGCGTCGAGTGACACATCAATTGACGGGGCTCTTACTTCACCAACTAACAAAGTAAAAATAACTATAAATGGTGTTGATCTGACTAATCCCAGATGGGGGAGACCACATTTTATTGACGTACCAAACTACTATCATACAAATTTTGTAACTTCACCAGACTTTTTTCTTTACTGCTTTTGTCTCATGACGAGTTCTCTTCAACCTACAGGAACTCTCAATTTTAGTAGAATAGAATCGGCGAAAATTGTCAGTGAAAATGAAAACATAACCGAACCAATTTATGCCGTAAATTACAACATCTTACGAATAGAAAACGGTATGGCAGGTTTACTTTACGCAAATTAATTTACTTTTATATATTAAATGGTTAAGAACTTACCTACAGTAGAGAGATCTACTAAGATTAGATTTGGTAAGCACGTCCCCGACTCAGCAGACCAGGCTGATAACACCATTGTCTTTAATGCAAGTAATACTTTGGTATCTACTCCCAACTCAGAGGGTATCTATATGGCACCAGTCAGATATAGACCCGATTATGCCGATCCAAACATTGTGCTTATGATGTACAATAGAGATACACACGAATTATCAGAATCCGGCGAACGTGCATCATCGCTAATTGGTGGTGTGACTCTTCAAATTGCCACACAACGTGGTAATGTAACATCAAATACAACTGTATTTACTGGCACGGATGGTGAAAGAGGAATAAGTTTAATGACTTCAAATGCTGTGGGTATAGCAAACTTATTTCCCCAAGACCATACACTTACTGTGGGGTCGAACTTATATGTTAATGATACCGGGTCAAATGTTTTGGTTGTTTCTGGTAACGTTGCGGTACTCCGTGACATGGTTATCGATGGAAATCTTCAGGTAAATGGAGAAACTACAGTGATTTATACGGAAAATATTACAACTAAAGATGCATTGATAGAACTTGGAAAAGACAATACGGGTGGTGATACTACACTTGATTTGGGTCTTCTTATGCATAGACCCGACCCAGATTCAAATGTCATCATTGGTTTCAGAGAAAGTACCGACGAAATAGTTGTTGCATATACTGATTCAAAACCAACGGACAAATCATTTACACCCAAGACTGATGAAGATATTGACGTTCATGTATATGGTCGCGTTCTCACAGAGGCGAATGTTGGTATTGTAAATACAAGCCCCACACATACTCTTGCAGTTGGTACAAAGTTTTATGTGGATGAAAATCTATCAAATGTGATATATGTGAAAGGTAATACGGATATTGTGGGAGAACTACGAACTACTGGTAACATTTACGCTCAAAGTAATATTCATGTTAATGGCAATGTTTTTGTAGATCAAAATGTTCATGTCGATGACCAACTTTCCATAACAAACAATGTGTATGCAAGAAAGGATGTGAAAGTAACTGGTAATGTTCATGCCACCAAAAACGTGCATGTGGGCGATCATCTCACGGTTGCGAATAATCTGTACGCTTCAAAAGATTTTACATTAGCCGGTAATGCGTTTGTAAGTGGTAATGTCCATGTGAGTGACCATATAACGGTTGAAAATAATCTGTACGCTTCAAAAGATTTTACATTAGCCGGTAATGCGTTTGTAAGTGGTAATGTCCATGTAAGTGATCATATCACGGTTGAGAATAATCTGTACGCTTCAAAAGATCTTACGTTAGCCGGTAATGCGTTTGTAAGTGGTAATGTCCATGTAAGTGATCATATCACGGTTGAGAATAATCTGTACGCTTCAAAAGATCTTACGTTAGCCGGTAATGCGTTTGTAAGTGGTAATGTCCATGTGAGTGACCATATAACGGTTGCAAATAATCTGTACGCTTCAAAAGATTTTACACTGGCTGGTAATGCATTTGTAAGTGGTAATGTTCATGTGAGTGACCATATCACGGTTGAGAATAATCTGTACGCTTCAAAAGATTTTACACTGGCTGGTAATGCATTTGTAAGTGGTAATATTTATGTGAGCAAAGAACTCAGTGTGACTGATAATGCCTACGTATCTGGAAATGTTGAAGTGACAAAAGCGTTGATTGTGAGTGGTAATACTCACCTTGAAGGTGACAATGTCTTCATCACCAACACAATGGACTTTTTGGATCCAAAAACTGCCATCGTGACCGATCAGGTGTCCAATGTTCAGATCCGTTTGGGTCAATTGGAGAATGTGGCAAACACTGCTTCAAATCCACTCATAAATCAAGTACTTACATATGACCAAGACAACAGTGAGTGGTCTAACGCATACCCCGATCAGACAATCGTTCAGGTTAAGAATACTTCTGGAGCGCCTATGACAAGAGGTCAAGCAGTTCATGTTACTGGTTCTAATGGAAATAACACGTTTCAGATTGAATTGGCAGATGCTTCCGATCCAACAAAGATGCCAGCAATTGGTATTGTTTATGAAGATATACCAATCAATGGACAGGGTGCCGTTGTTACATTTGGTAGAGCTAACGGAATAAGTGGAATATCTGGTTATACAAACGGTGACACACTTTATGTTGCAAGTGGTACTCCAGGTGGTTTAACAAATGTAAAACCATACGGAGTTGATCTTGATCTCATTCAAAATGTTGGTGTCGTTGTTAATCACAATTCGGGTGTCATGTTCGTCACGGGTATTGGTCGTTCAAATGATATTCCAAATGCACGGATTATTTCAGAATTGCAAGATATGCAATATGTCTATGTGAATAACACAAACAACGACCTTAAGAAGATACATCATCAAAATATTTTGTACGGTGGTAGTTTTTACAAATCACTCGTTCAAACATTTAACATTACAAATATAAATGGATATGCGGAGACTTCGTTTATCGAGACATACCCAGTAATAACTAACGCTACTGCCGGTATTTTGAGAGTTACATATGCTTCAGCTTCAAGTAGTTCCGGTAACTTGGAATGGATTTTCCAAAGAAAAAGGGGTGACGTCTCAACAAATCAAACTGTTACATTCGTTGGTGGGGGTGGTTCATTTGACGCTATTGTACAAGTTGCATGGTTAGATGGATCTGAACAATTTATTCTTATTGGAAATAACTTTGGCTCACCTGCACAACTCACACTTGATGTAACAGAAGTTGAATTTATACCGGATTTTGAATTTACAAAAGGTAAAGTGGATATTGGTTCGGGTGTAGTAAATGATACTACAGCATCTACATCAAGAACTACCGGCGCCCTCACGGTAGCGGGTGGTGTTGGCATTGCAAAAGATCTTTATGCGGATGATGGCAACTTTACGACGAATGTAAGTATCGGAAGACTTACAGAGACATACTTTCCATTTGTTGAAACAACTACCAAAAACCTCATAGATTCAATGATGTACCAAAATGGTGATGACACAATTATATTGAATACAGATGTTCAAATAAGCGGCACTTTATTGGTTTCCGGTGAATCTTTTGAAGTGTCTTCGGGAGAACTCATCATCCAAGATCGTATTATTGACATCGCAAACAATAACTCCGATCACACGTTAGACATTGGCGTTTTGATGGAACATCCTGGATACAATATAGGTATTATACATCACGGTGACCACCCACACACATTTTCATTAGGCTATACACAAAATGGTTATGCAGACACCCACATTTTGAGGGATGTAGGTAATGTCATGACTGTTGATATACACGGCAACCTTCTTACACAAAACTGTCTAGTTGTAAATGAAAACATTCATGTAGTTGATGGTGGTTTGGGAATTAACATTGGCGATGGTTCAGATAACGCTAATCTTGGGACTAATAAACTGTATGTTGATGGAGATGTACAAGTAGGTAAGGGCACAGCCAATCTATTTGTGGATGTATCAACCGGAAAAGTTGGTATTATGACCAATTCTCCAGACTACACCTTAGACGTTGCAGGTAGTATTAGTACAGATGACTACATCATTCACAATGGTGATACAAATGCTAAATTTGGCTTCCCCCAAGATGACACAATTACGTTTGAAACATCTGGCAGTGAAAGGGTGAGAATTGATTCTAGTGGTAATGTGGGCGTTGGTACAGATAGTCCAACACAAAAATTAGAAGTTGCGGGTAGTATTATCGCGGATGACTATCTCATCCACAGAGGAGATACGGACACCAAAATAGGATTTTCTGATAATGATACGTTTGTAATCAATACAAGTGGTACAGAGCATTTTAAGATTGGTGTAGATGGTAACGTATATGTAACTTCTAACCTTATTGTTGATACAAATACACTCTTTGTTGATAAAAATACAAATAGAATTGGTATTAAAACTTTAACGCCAACTTCAGATCTTCATATTGTGGGTAATGTGTTTGCAACTTCAAATATTACAACAAGTTCAAATGTTTTGATAAATGGTGATGCGGTAGCCACTTCAAAGACAACAGGTGCTCTTCAAGTTGCGGGTGGTGTGGGTATAGAAGGTGATATTTACGCAACGGATGGGACATTTAGTGGTGATATTTCAGCAGTTGCGGGTGTCTTTTCGGGTGCAGTAAGTGGTACAACGGGTACTTTTAGTGGTGACCTTGCCGTAGATACCAATGTTTTAAAAGTTAATGTGACAGATAATAGGGTTGGTATTAATAAAACTTCACCAGCCGTTGCTCTAGATGTCGTTGGTGATGGTACATTCACTGGTGACGTTTCAGCCGTTGGTGGTACATTCTCGGGTGCAGTAAGCGGTACAACTGGTACATTCACTGGCGACGTTTCTGGTGTCGCGGGGTCTTTCTCGGGTGCAGTAAGTGGTACAACTGGTACATTCTCAGGTGTGACATCTGTAACTGACACAACCAATTCTGGATCAAAGACAACTGGCGCTCTTCAAGTTGCTGGTGGTGTTGGTATTCAACTGGATATCCATGCAGCGGATGCAACCTTTGACAATTTGAGCGTTGCTGCAAATACGGATACGGCAGGTATAATTGGTAGAGCTAAGGTGGGTTATATGGGTTATTCCGATTTTGGTGGAATATCACATTACGATAGAGCGAGTCCTGGAAACTACGCACTAATTCAAAGTGCGGATGGTCTAACACTCATTAACTCTTCAACTGGGAAGGACATACAGTTCAGGGAAAACAATAGCGTCAAAATGACACTTAAAGGTGGAAACTTTGGTATTGGTAATGCAACTCCATCTACCAAACTCGTAGTCGCAGGTGGTACAATTACAAACTCGGACCAAGTTGCCAAGAAAACTTACTCCTATTCAGGAGATCTAGCGAGTGCTCAAACAATCGCAAACTCCACAATCAAACTTACTTTCACAAATCACACATTTTCTGCAAAGGTTGTCGCTCATCTCATAGAATCAGATAATGAAGTGAGCACACTCTCATTTGAGTGTTGTGGAGGTAACTGGGCCGGTGACCCACCATCAAACGCCATAGCACTTGGTCCTGTGAGTATATTTGGTCCAGCGAGTACAAACCCATGGGATCCAGATGTTACAACAACGACAACAACGGTGTCTTTCAAACCTACAACAAATATGGCAGACGCTGGTCACTACAATGTGTTCGTTGAATATTTCTCTCAGAACAGTGCGGGCGAACTTACATCTCTACATGAAGGTGCTACAACAGAAGTCTCAGACTTTGGCTATTAATTTAATTTTGGTATATCAATATAAACAAAATTTACAATATGCAACACATTTTGTAAATTTTGGGTTTAAAAATTGTTATATAATATTAATAAATGGCGACAACCAACATTCAATCATTTGGTGGCAACGTCGGCATTGGTACAAATGATCCAGGTGCATACAAACTATATGTAAATGGTGGTACTTCAAAAGCGGGTGCAATCGAAGTTACATCTTTGACTGTATCCGGTGTAGAAAATGCTTATGCAAATATTGGTGTTATTGCGATGTGGTCCGGTTCAGTTGCAAGTATTCCAGATGGTTGGGAACTTTGTGATGGAAGTACTTACAGTAAAAGTGATGGAAGTGGAAACATAACATCACCGAATCTGAGTGGTAGGTTTATACTTGGTTATGATGGTGTCACTTATAACGTGGGAGCAACGGGTGGATCTTTTACAAATACATTAACAACGAGTAATTTACCTGGTCACACCCACTCGGTAAGTACTGGTACAGGAGGGAGTCATGCTCACCCAGCCTTTTCAACGGCTAATTCTAGTC